ACTGGAGACAAAGGACTATCTGGAGACAAAGGGTCAAAAGGTGAATCTGGAGACAAAGGTGAATCTGGAGACAAAGGTGAATCTGGAGACAAAGGACCGACTGGAGATAAAGGTGAATCTGGAGACAAAGGACCGACTGGAGACAAAGGTGAATCTGGAGACAAAGGTGAATCTGGAGACAAAGGCGAATCTGTGTTGCAACTTGAAGAAGGGCCGCCAACAAGAGAAATAGATTCAGATAATAACAGCGTACGTAGCGTGCGTAGCATACCTGAAAGTTTAAGTAGTATTAAAAGTAAAAATCCATTTGATAAAATAATGAAACGTTTTAAAAAAAGGGATAATGAATAAATAAAAAATTAATATTAAAATTAATATTAATTTTATTCGTATTTGTATTATATTTATATAGATAATGTATGACCACCAATTGAAAAAAATATTTTTTGTGTTCTAGATTTAAAAGAATTTTTTCTAATTAAATCTATATTTTGGTATGGATTTAAAAATCTAAAATTCCAATTTAAAACTTTATTTAATTTTATACGTGTTTCTATATCTGTCATTTTATAAATAATAATCAACAATTCATTTGGTAATTTGTTATTCATAGTGTATATTATATATTGTAATTTAATAAAATTATATTTTTTATTATACAAAATATAAATTAATTATAATCCCACGATTCACAATCAGAACAAGTAATATCTTGTATACATTCTGGAAAATCATTTTCCCAATGTGGTATAATATTTTTTATAATAGAATCTATACGATGATTTAATATAGATTCTGTATATCCTAATTTTTCTTTAGCATTATAAGTACAAGTATAACCAGAATGACATTTTGTAAACATTATTTGACATTATTGCTAAATCATAAATTAATTTATAAAAAGTATTATTAAAGATTTTCATAAAAATATTATATAGAATTTATTTAAACATAATAATAATAAATAAGATATAGATGAGAAAAAAAAAAGATACTGTAGGTACACCAACATATTCTAAAAATTTTCAAAAAACAAAAAAATCAAAAAGTCAACATTCTATTTTACATAAACATGAACATCGTTTAGAAGAACTTTTTGTAAATGATAATAAATTGCAAAAAATAAAAAGTGATATTAAAAACATAGAAAAAGATACAATAGATTTAAAGAATAAAAAGTTGTTAAGAAATTTACAAAATGAAAAGGGTAAATTGGAAAGTAATACTAATTTATGTGATTATTTATTAGAATCTACTCAGATAATTCAAAAATATATAGAATTAGAAAATCGTGAAGGTGAATTGTTAAATTTAAACGAATTAAGTGAAGAAATTAGTTTAGAATTAAATCAAATAAACGAAGAAAAGGTAGATTTAGTAGAAGAATACCTCTTAAAATTTGAACCAGATAACAAAACACAAAAGATGACTATTAAAAGAGAATCATTAATTTGTAAAGACTGTAATATTTCATTTAAAGTAGAACATAGTTATTTAGTATGTCCACTTTGTGGAATTTGTAAAAATACAATTGAACAGGCTAATGAATTATCTTATAAAGAGAAACAAGATTATGATTATAGACCACAATTTACATACGATAAGCGATCACACCTCGAAGATTGGCTCAGACGGTTTCAAAATAAAGAGGCGAGAGCGATTCCACAAGATGTGTTAGATAAAGTTATTTTAGAAGCTAAAAAGGAAAGAATAAATGATTTAAATGCTTTAACAGAAGAAAAGGTAAAAAGATATCTCAAAAAGTTGAATTTAAATGATTATTACGATAATGTAATTGGTATTATTAATAGATTAAATGGTAGACCTCCATTTACATTAACACAGGAAATAGAGGAGAAAATTAAAAAGATGTTTCAGCAAATACAAGATCCTTATGAAAAGTATAAACCACCTTCACGTAAAAACTTTTTGAGTTATAGTTATACACTTTGTAAATTTTTTCAAATATTAAATCTTCACGAGTTTGCAAAATATTTTCCATTATTAAAAAGCAATGATAAATTACGTCAACAAGATGATATATTCAAAAAAATAGTTGGACACATGTCTGAAATTGATAAAACAACTAGATGGGTGTTTTATCCAAGTGTTTAAAATGATAATTAAGATGAAATAGTTTCTGGTACAACTTCAGATATAGTTTCTGGTACAACTTCAGATACAGCTTCAGATACAGCTTCAGATATAGCTTCAACAGGAACTTTACAAGCTCTAAACATCATAATGTATAAAAATATAACAGAAGTAATATAGTATACTATAAATGACCTTGATATATAAGCATCTGGTTCTCTATTTGTATCTTTTGATTCTATTGTTTTTTGATTAGAATTGATGATGCTAATTGGTAAATTTTTAAACCAAAAGCTTAATGGTAACCAGATAAATAATAACAAAATAGGATTGTAAAATGGTATCAACAATGGAAAAAGATTACGTTTATAAGAAGATGGACATAAATTACTAAATTCATTTGACGTATCATTTAAAAATGCATTTATGCTTAAATATACTTTTCTTACTCTTAATATAATAATAACAATAATAGTTGGTATAATAAGATGATATAAAAGATATATAGGATTTTTCTTTAAAAAATCCATATCTATCAATTTATCATATCCTGGATAAATTTGTTTAAATGTAGTATGTTCTGTAATTTTTTCTACTGTAATTAGAGCACGATAATCATCAGGCATAACTAAATATACTAAATATGCTAAAGCTGGTGGGACAAGTATTTGTAAAATACTTGATAATTTTATACCCATCACAAGCATTAAATATAATACAATAATAATAACGTATACATTCATTTTATTATAATTATAAAACAAAATAAAAATAGTAAATTAATATTATTGGTTTTTATTTAAAAAGAATTTTATCAATTGTTGTTTCAACACAAAACATTCTATGAATAATAATACCTAATATAAAAAGAGATATATTAATATATAATATACTAGTATCTTTTAAAAAGTATTCTTTTATAAACATTCCTAATAAAAATGTTGCAATTACGTCCACAATAGCTATATTTAAAAATCTATATGTGTGTAAACCAGTATTTGGTTTTCCAAATAAATCAGAATATTGACACAAATTAACATTTGTCATATATATATTATTATTATTTAAAAAATCTAAAAAAGGATAATGTAAAATTAATTTTATATCCAAATGTAAAAGCTTGTGGCCTTTTACTAACTATATATTTACATATATAATTAAATTGTTTTTCTAGAGATACATCTTCTTTAGGAATTGTATCTAATTTTATATAATTATAATCTAAAAGTACTTTTAATAAAGCAGCTACTACTATTGCACTTCTTTGTTTTCCCATATGACAATGAATAAGTATATTTTTTTGCTCTATTGTATATTTTCTTAACAATAAAGGAACTATTATTTTAAAATATGCTTGCATAATAATAAAATCACATTCCAATAAACTATCATTAACAGGAATTCTATACATTTCTATATTGTCAGTAATGTTATTATTTTCTTGACGTTTATCAATAAAGCATTTGTTTTTTGTACAATTGATAATTACATTAATATTATTTTTTTTTAAAAAAGATGCATCTAATGCAGATTTATGATTACCTAACCAAAGACGTGGTATAATCTCGTCTACGTTATTATAAAAATTCATTGTTAAATCATATATATATTGTATAATAGATGTTGGTAATTTTTTTAATATAAATAATGGAGTTTCTTTTAATAATTGTAAATTAAGCATATATGTGTATTTAACCAATAAAAAATATATCTATATATAATATACGAATGAATAGATATAAACATACTCGCATCACAATAGAAAAAAAAGATTCTAGTACATCTTCTGATGAACAAAAAGATTACGATAAAAATGATAAAAGTATATTTAGTGAAAGTGAAAGTGAAAGTGAAAGTGAAAGTGAAAGTGAAAGTGAAAGTGAAAATAGATTTGTTAGTATAGTAAATTCTGGTTATAAGAAATCAAAATATGGTAGTAAACAGGATCATATGACAGGATATGATATGGTACATAAATTAGATAATTATGTTGCTTTAAAGACATTAAAAGAAAAAAAAATATTAAGATATATGACTCCATTTAAAACATGGATTCGATATTTAAATATACATAATAAAAAATTTAGAACAGGTGGATTATTATTAAAAGTAGAATATCCGGATTATATTATGTTGGTAAATCCAAAATTGAATTTAACATGGAGTGTTCAATTAAATGACCATATTATTTATGTACCTGATAAAGAATATCCTTTAAATGAACAACAAAAATTAACAATGAGAAAAAAGGAAAAGGAAATGGTAATAAAAAGAGAAAAAGAAAAAGAATTAGAAGTATTAAAGGATCATTTATTTTTATTATATAAAAATGGAAAATTGACATTAAAGAAAAAAGTTTAAAAATTGATTTTATTGATTTAGATTATATATAAATAAAATGAATAAACGATTTAGAAAAGAAATAAGATCTTTGTATATACAGCAAAATACACGTTCCTTATTAGAAAATGATTATCTTGTTTATCAAGATGAAAGTAATATAAATATTTTACATACTATTATAAAGGCTCCACGTGATTCTGTTTATCGTCATACATTTATCCGATTAGATTTTGAAATTCCTGATAATTATCCACACTCTCCACCAAAAGTAACATTTGTAAATCATGACAATATTAGAATACATCCTAACATGTATAAAGATGGAAAATGTTGTAGTACAATTTTAAATACATGGCCATCGGAAAATGAAAAATGGACGTCAAGTATGGGTATAGAAACTATTCTATTAACGTTTCATTCTTTTTTAGATAATAATCCTTATACTTATGAACCTGGAGGTAGAGATGATCCTAGTTATACTATTTATGTTAGACATCAATCTTGGATTACCTGTTTAATTAAATATCTTCAATATGAAAAGATTGATATATTTAAAGAATACATGTATAATTATTTACTGTTAAATATAGATGATGTTTTTACAGAGTTGAATAGTTTAGACGAAATGTATAATAGTGGATATTATTCTACTAGGTGTTTTGAAATTGAAAATTATATAATTAATTATAAACTTGTTTCTGAAAAATTACAAGACTGTTATAATTATATATATTTTACTGAAAATTACAGAGATAATTTAAGCGATTTAGATGAAGAATTTACATTTGAAATGTTTTTAAATAAAGATTTTGTTTGTTCTATTTGTTTTGATACAACAAATGAAAGTAACGAAGACGTTGTTACTTTAGAATGTAAACATGAATTTCATAAAACATGTTTAAAAACACATGTTGAGATAAATAATAAAATATGTCCAATGTGTAGAAAAAATATAGAAAATGAATTAGATAAAATACAAGAAAATGTATCAAGTGAATTATGGATAAAAAATCCTTTGACAAAAAGGCGTGTTAAAATTGGAAGTAAAACGTATAAATACTTAAAAGAAAATGACATAATTTAGTTTAGTTTAAACAACACTCTCATTAATATTTACATTGGAAGTATAATAGTAGAGCCTTTGTAACTGGCATATCTGTGAAATGTTGTACCCATAACAAGTGTCCTAAAATTAATATTAGTAGGTCTTGTATTAATATTCTGGAATGGATTTTTTACATAATAAGACAATCCCAAGATACTGTTTAATTTGATTTTAGTTTCAACATTTGAATAATCATAAATTTCTAACATAATTTCAGTAGGTAGTATCATATTAATATTCATATTCATTTTATTTTTAAGTTAAAGCTTATTATTCATCCTCTTGTTTATATCCAACAATTTCTCCTTCTCTAGAAACAATAACTTTTAATTTTCTTGTTTTTGCAAATTTCTTTTTTAATTTATCTAATTGTTCTTGATTTTGTTCATCTTCCTCTCCATAACGCGAATTATAATTAGAACTATGATATTTCCATAATTTAGAATTTCCTACACGAAAATCAGTATGTGCTTCCGCTTTATACCAGAAAACTTGATCTCTTAAATCAGAAGTATTACCAGATGTTTTAATAACTAGACATTCATGGTCTTGAGTACATGCGTCTAATATGTTACAGAAGTGATCAAACGAGGGAATCATACCAGCGTAAGCGTCATAGATTCTTTTTCTATTAGCAACCGAAGGTTCGTTAAAGATAAATACATAATCAATATTACTTCTTAATTCAGGTGGAATTCCTTGAGCATATTGCATGGTTAAAATAAAAAGAAAATTAAAATGTCTTCCGTTAAAAAAAATACTTTTAATAGTTTTATCCTTTTTCCAACTTGCTGCATCATGTAACATATCATCTAAAACGATAAATAAGTTATTACTTTGATGTTTACCTGTTTCAGAAAGACCTTGTGTTTTTGCTTCTCTAATTTTACGTTTTTGTCTATTCATAATACTATCTATTAATTCTGGATCATATTCTGAATGTATAAAACAATCTGGTACGAAATCTCCAAAAAAAGGAGATGCTTCTTCTGTGCCAGAAAATACTATACCAGAAGGTATATTTTTATGGTGGAAAAAGATGTCTCTTGCAAGAAAACTTTTTCCAGATCTTCTTTTTCCTAATATAAGTATAGTTGCATCTGGTAAAATACTTTTAATTTTAAATTTACGAAGTGCTAATTTTTCAAACTCATTAAGAAGCATATTGATATATAGTAATTTTTTAATTTTATATTCTAGACGAATTAATTGCATGTAAGGTATAGCCTAGAATTATAATGAAGATTATTTTATCGACTGATATTATTATCTATTTCATTTCAAATACCTTTAACGAAGACGTCGTTAGACGGCAAGGTACACATTTGTATAATTCTTCAGATTTTTACTTTCTTTCGAATGATAATATATATATATATATATATAATTCAATTTATCGTTTAATTTAAACTTTATATATATATATATATATATTAATATTATAAATGATTACACTTTGCTGCGATCCTGGTTTGAGGAATTTGAGTTTATGTATAATGAATTCTGAATATAATATTTTATTATGGGATACATTTAATATATTAGATGGCGATGATTATCATTGCGAATCTTTATTTAAAAATGGTAAATTATGTGGTAGAAAATGTTGTATGAAATATAAGAAGGATGAACAATTAATTTATACATGTAAGACTCATTTTCCTAAAGAAATTAAAAAAACAAAACTTAATGATTTTAAAAAGAAAAGTATTGATGATTATCTTTTACAAGATATAGCTAATACTTTTATAAATAGATTACAAGAAATATATGATCAAAATCCTGTATTTAAAACATTAACGAGTATTCTTATAGAATTACAACCAAAATGTAATCCTAAATCGTTATTTGTAAGTCATATACTTTATGGTAAATTTGTAGAATTATATAAAAATACTATTCCTATAAGATTTATAAGAGCTTCACAAAAATTAAAAGCTTATACAGGTCCGCAAATTGAATGTAAATTAAAAGGAAAATATGCTCAAAGAAAATGGCTTTCCATCAAATACGGAGAGTGGTTTTTAGAAAATAAATTTTCACAAGAACAACGAGATAAATGGAAACCAACCCTTATAGGAAAGCTTGATGATAGACATGATTGTTTGCTTATGTGTATTAATGCTATAACAGGTATACCAAAAAAACAAATAACAAATAAAAAAGGAAAATGTATTAAATAATTAAACATCTTTACTCCTATGTAATGCATTATTTTTAAATTCATGTAGATCAGATAATTTAAAACAAAATTGAAGATAATTATTATATGGTATATTCTTTTTGAATTTTCTTAAAAAATCATTTAATATATTATAGGAACTCTGTATTTCTACTTGATAAAAAAGATTAAAATTATCCAAATTATTTTTTTTAATAACTTTATTAGATAATATAATATCCAAGATAAATTCTGTTAAGATTGGATAAGTTAAATTAGATAGAAAAAATGGAGATTTCGTAAAATTTTCCTTAATTTCTTCATACATTATTAATATATCATTTGAATAGTAAAAGTAAAAATCATCTATATCTAAATTACCACTATCATTTATACAATCATTATTTTCTATATCTGAAAAATATTCACTGTCTAACATAATTCTCTTCATTTTGTATACATATACACAAATGTTTAAATTAGTTTTAAAAAAGTAAAGTAAAGTAAAGTAAAGTAAAGTAAAAGTATAAAGTAAAGTAAAGTAAAAGTAAAGTAAAAGTAAAAGTATAAGTATAAGTAAAGTAAAGTAAAGTAAAGTAAAGTAAAGTAAAGTAAAGTATAACAAAAGTATAAAGTATAAGTATAAGTATACAAAAAGTATAAAAACGAATTAAATATTTAAAAACATAATCAAAAAAAAAATTTATTTTGTTATACTATAATAAAAAAAGAATAATGGATAATATTATACAGACAATTCAATCAAATGATCTTGTTAAAATTTTATTAATAGTAGGATTAATATATTTTTTTATGTCATATATGAAAGTAGGTTCTAAAGAAAAGTTAGAAAATGTAGACGAAGTACCAGTCTCTCCAGAAGTTCTTCAACAAGCAGCTAATGAATCTGAACGTGTAACCTTTACACCAGCAAATATACCTACTGCACAAGAACAACAACAACAAATTGATAATGTTGTTGCAGGATCAGATCGTCTTACTGCAGCAGATCTATTACCAAAATACGATGTCGCTAACGCCTTTGCTAAAGAAAATCCTGTTTCGCAATTATTAAAAGAACAAAACTTTCTAGTAAGTGGGTATCACGCTGGTATTAATACAGTTATGCAGAGTAATAAAATCCCGTATCTAGATTTAAGAGTCTTACCACCAATTCCAAAAGAAAGTGTTGGACCATGGAATCAAAGCAGTTATGAACAAAGCCCTGCATCACTTCGACGTGGATTAGAAATTCTTTAAGGAACTTTTAAATGGAAATAAAAAACACATATTGGTTATTTTTAACAAAAAATGTAACTTTTAACAAAACTAATTTAAAAATCAAATACGAGCTAAATAATTCGGAATTAATTAATTGAATTATATTTATATTTTTTATAAATATAATGTATATGAAAGTAATGTTACCAGAAGATATAGATTATTCTATATTTCATTCTCTTCAAGGAATGGCAACTTCAGAGTGGGGTCCAAATTGTTGGGATTTCTTATTTACTGCGATAATAGGGAGATATCCTATTAAAATAAAAACGAAGGGTGATATAAAAATAAAAAGGGCATTTAAAGAATTTCTTTCTAATTTAGAAATGATCTTACCATGTATTTTTTGTAGAAATTCGCTAGAGATATTTGTAAAAGAACTACCTATTGATCCATATTTAGTTGGACGTATTGAATTAATGTATTGGTTATATTTAATTAAAGATAAGGTAAATAAAAAATTAATATGTCAAGAAAAAAAATGCTATAAAGATGAAAAGATAAAATTGAAACAAATGTTTAGTGATAAAAAAATTTCAAAAGAAGATTATTATAAAAAAGTAATAGAGTTTAAAAATAATACGTTTTTTACTATTCCAACACCTTCTTTTAAAAAAGTTTTAGAACAATATGAACAATATAGAGCAGTTTGTTCTAAAAAGGCATTGACATGTGTATTACCTGAAAAAAAGAAATTAGATTAAAAAAAATTGATAAAAAAAAATATATATAAAATTAAAAATTTGCAGATAATGGAATGTGATGAATTAATAAAAAATATAGAAGATTTACATATAGATAAAGATTCTAAAAAAATACTAGATATTTATTATTGTATTGATTTAGATAAAAACTTGCAAGATATAAATAACATAGCAAAATGTTTAGAAACATATATAATAGTGACATTTAAAGAATATAAATTAAATATTTTTAAAAGTTTAGATTATTTTAAATCAGATAAAAGTGATGTTGTAAAATCTGGATTATTTACGTTTAATAGAATGTATAAAGATTTAAAATTAAAAACTCCAAATGATACTTGGTTTATATATATAAGTAATGGCGATATTAAAAATGAATATAAAAACATATTTGTATTACTTTTAAATAAAAATCCTAGCGAAAAATGTAGTTTTTATATTATAAATAAAAACGTTATAAATGTAAAAAAAGATGATGTATTAACTAATAAATTAATAGCTTTAAAATTCTTCAAGAAAACAATACATGAATTATTTAATACAACTAGAATAATTAAATATACAAATTTTTACGATATTTAAAAACAATCTGGTTCAATAATAAAATGATATATTGGAAATCTTAGAATTGTTACCTTAACAGGCCCGTGTAAAAAAATTATTGCAAAATCTTGTTCCCTTTTATAATCTTTTATTTCTCCAAAATATCCTTTGTAATAATTTAAATAACTACCAGTAACACCAATTATTTTCACAAACATCCCCTTTCTTATATTTTTATAAGATGAAACATGATTAATTTCTTTTTTTTTGTCTTCTTGTACATTACCTTTCTTAACTGACATCCGTATATCAACAGCGTTGGGCCGTATATCAACAGTGTCTGTAGTCTTTTTTTTTGTATCTAAATTATTATTTTGAAAAATTGAAAAAAAATCCATTTAAAAGTAAATATAATTAATAATTATATTTGTTTTTAAATAAAAATGTTAAATTATGTATTGTTTATATATGCATGTATATTTTTTAGTATTTTGTTACTATATATTTTTAAATATACGATATTTAATTTTTTATTAAATATTTATTCGTATTATAAGATATCTATGAGAAAAAAAGATGGTTTTTATAAAAAAACAGAAATGTTATTACAACATACTAACGAAACGTATTTATATTTAGAAGAGCATTATATTGTAGAAAATGGAAATGAACAAAATGTAGTTTTTATATCAGATAAAAAAAAGGATATGGTAAAAGATATTGATATTTTTAGACAAAATTTAGATAATTTTATTAAAAAGAAAAATATAATTTTATACTGTGGTATAAAAGATAGTGGTATAAAAGATAGTGGTATTATTGAAATCGAAGATGATTTAACAAATGATTTTCGAAGTTTCTTGTATTATTATGATAAAAATAATTTTAAACTAGATATATTTTTTTCATATCTAAATGTTAATTTAGATTCTAAATTTATTATTTATAAAAATGATAATAATCTTACTGAAAAGAATTTTATAGTAAAAGATATTGTTGATAAAACATTTATTGATATTCTTTCTTAGTTACTTTTACGTTACTTTTACGTTACTTTTAATTTTACGTTAATTTTACGTTATAAGATATATTTTATTTTTATAGAATATATAATATAATTAGATCAAAATGTTTAAAAAGAATATAGATACATTAGTTTGTAGTGGAGGTGGAGCAAAAGGGATAGCGTATGTTGGTATTATAAAATATTTTGATGAAATAAAAACGAATCGTTTAATTGAAGAATCAAAAAGTGATTTTAATGAAATGGAATGTATATATCCAAAAATTGACATTAAAAGAATTACATGTGTTTCAGTTGGATGTTTTATGGGTTTATTATACACTTTAGGTTATAATTATGAAGAATTAAAAGATAAAATACATAATGTAAATTTTGAAAAGATGCGTGATGTTAGACTAAAAAATTTTGTACAAAAATATGGTTTAGAATCTGGTATAAAACTAATCGAGTGGTTAGAAAGTTTTTTAATAGGAAAGGGATATACAAAAGACGTTACTTTTTCCCAGTTGTATAAAAAAACTGGTATTCATTTGGAAATTTTAGCTGGCAATGTAAATAAATATACATTAGCTATATTCGATTATAAAAATACTCCTAAATTAAAAATATTAAAGGCTATAAGAATGTCTATAAGTATACCTTTTTTATTTTCTGCTGAAAAATATAAAGGAGATATTTATGTAGATGGTGGTATTGTAACAAATTTTCCAATGTATTTTTTTAAAGAAGATTTATCAAATGTATTAGGATGCAAGTTAGTATCAATGAAAGAAAGAATGGATGAACAGGATATTAAAATAAATAATTTTAACGATTATATGTCTAATGTTTTGCAATTTTTTATATTGGAAAAAGAGAAACAATCTACTCGTTTAGACAAATATATAGATCATACTATATGTATAGATGCTTATAAAATAACTGGATTAGTAAATTACAATTTGACAATTGAAGAAAAAAACATGTTAATAGAAAGTGGATATAATTCGGCAAAATTATATTTTGAAAAATGTAAATAAAAAAAAAATGAAATTAAAAAAAAGTAATAATTAAATATATGTCTAAATTAAATAGATTGATTGAAAATGATGGATTTATTTATTGTATTAGAACAAATTTAAAATACAATAATAAACATATTGTTAAAATTGGTAAAACTAAATTTGGAAATAAAACTAGTAAAACTCAAGTAGAAAATCATATAATGCAAAGATATGGTACGTATTATCCAGATTGTACTATTTTATATCTTCAAAGAGTAGGAGATCATCATAAAGCTGAAAGGATGATTTTCAACATATTAAAAAAAAATCATGTAAAAAAGGAATTGTTTTATTATGTAGATGCTAATATAAAAATTGCTTTTAGGAAAATTATTAATAAATATCCAAGTGTTGATCTTTTTTTAAATAAGAAAAATGTAAAAGATTTGACTAAAATTAATGCAATTAGAAGAGAAGAAGAATAAATAAAATACGAATAAAAAAAGTAAAATATGAATAAAAAAATATAAGTAAAATATGAATAAAAATAATATAAGATATTATCAAATATGATAAAAGAATCACATATGATAAAAGAATCAAATATGATAAAAGAATCAAATATAATAAAAGATTCAAATATAGATGATGATATAAAAATAATAAAAGAAATTGGCAAGGGTTCTTTTTCTAATGTTTTTCTATGTTTAAAAAAAGATGAATTAGATTATTTTATAATTAAAAAAATCAATATAAATGAGTTGATTAAAAAATATAAAGAAAAGAATAAAAAAGCTAAAGTAATCGCCAAAACTGAAATAGAACAAGAACAAGAACACGAGTATTATTATAATAAATTAGAGGAAATGATAGAAAGCGAAATAGAAATATTAACTCTTTTAGATCATATAAATATTGTACAATTTTATGGATATACTAAAAAACGTGGAATTTATTATTTACATATGGAATATTGTAATGGAGGCGATGTATATGAATATTTGAAAAAAGATAAAAATGCCAAGAGAAATTGTTTTGGTGGTTTTTCAGATAGATTTATGTATGAATTTATTGATCAAACAAGCAATGGATTAAAATATCTTCATGATAAAAATATAATACATAGAGATATAAAGTTGCATAATATTTTGATGCATAAAACAGAAAGCGGCATACAATTTAAGATATCAGATTTTGGTTTTTCTTGTTATGATTTATCTAAATTATCTATAAAAGTAACTGAATCTAATAATTTAGATAATTTATCAAAAAAGTATTTTAAATTATCAGGGACACCTTATTATATGGCTCCAGAAATTATATTAAATATGAAAAAAATGGAAAATATTACTACTTATAAAAAAAACAAGATTTATAATCTATGTTTTTATGACAAACGTATAGATATATGGAGTTTAGGTATTTGTATTTATGAATTGATATTTAATTTATTGCCTTTTTCTAATATTGATAATATAAAAGAATTAGAACGTTTTTATAGTATGAATACAATTCAAGAAATTATTAATAAAAAAGTTAATAAAAAGATTTTTTTGAATACCAATTTAAAAATATTATTATTAGGCATGTTGCAAATTCGTATAAAAGATAGATATACTATAGATGATGTAATAAAAAGATTAAGTGATGACTTGTGTATAAGAGAAGAAAATAGTAGTGATAGTTATAGCGAAATAAAATATATAAAGGATATAAAAGAAAATAATTATAAACTAAATGAGGATATGAAACAACATATAATAAAAAATCCTTTATCTATTATGTATTCGTGGGAACATATTGATATAGATCAATGTATAGATACATCTTTTAATAATAAAAATATAGATACATCTTTTAATAATAAAAATAATTTATTCGTTTGGATATATAATATTTTTACATAAAATTGTTTTTATATTAATTTATGGTATCAAATGTAAATTAATATTACAATATTGTAAATATTATGGTCTTAATATAAGTTTTTGTATATTAATTTAAAGATATGTATTTTTATGCGATTTAATTTGTTAATTACGAAAATTTTTTTTCTTTTAGCATAGTATAAAAACAAAAACAAAATGGGTGGTGGATTAATGCAATTAGTAGCCTTGTAATTCCATAGGGCTAAATAGTCAGCTACCTTTATAGTACCGTATTAATTATAGAGGAAAAATAGTATAAAATACGGATGTAAATATAATTTACATATATAACTGGCTAGTGAAATTTAAATAAAATTAAATTTTGCGACATTTTCAAATTGCGGGAAACTCCTTAGAGCCTTTGCTACCACTTTATTTTAGAAATATTATAAAGGAACACGGTTAATAGCCGTACCCAATGGTAAAAATGCAAAGGATTGGACAATCCGCAGGAAAGCTCCTAAAAATTGAATATTTATTGAAATTAAAACAAGAATAAAAAATTAAAGGAGAATCTTCAGAGACTAAATGGAAATGGGCGAATTTTATTCGCTTAAGATATAGTCCGGCTTTTAGTGAAAACTAAAAGATAAACCGACGGAGCACAAGATATTTACCTTAAAATCCAGTAGGGTAGAAAAATGTCGGGGAATATCGAAACAATAAGATATTCATAAAACCCTTTGTGAACTCGAAACGAATCACTGACATTAATCAGGGAAATATTATATTTGAAAAACCCTGGTAAGAAAATCAAATTGCTGGAAACTCCTAAAGCTTATTCTACTAAGCATAATTCGTGAGAATTTTGTGGCCAAGACAAAACTTGGGTATAGTAAAAATGAATAAGATATAACAATGGACAATCAGCATCCAAGCTTCTTTAAAAATTGAAAAATTTTAATATATTATAAAAGTATATGGAGGATAAAATATGTGATAAATGTGAAATTATACAACCAATTAATAAATATAGAAAATATACCGATAGAGAAAATTCATATTCAAAAACATGTAAAAAATGTTTAAATGAAAAGGATAAGGATAGAAAAAAAAAAAGTAGACAAAAAAGAATAGAAACTGTTATAGTAAAATGTGAAAAATGTGAAAAGGAAAAGGCATTGAAAGATTTTTCTAAATTAAAAAAGTTTTATAAAAAAAAAATTTGTCTACTTTGTTATCCTAAATTTTTAACAGAACAGAAAACTGAATGGTGTAGAAATGAAAGTCGATCTAATATTAATTATAGATTAAAAAAATCATTAGCTGCACGTTTAAGAGTTGTTTTAATTAAAAATAATTCAACAATGAATTATATTGGTTGTAATATTCAATATTTAAGAGAATGGTTTGAGTATAATTTTACAAAAGAAATGAACTGGAATAATTACGGTTCATATTGGTCAATTGATCATATTATACCTGTATGTAAATTTGATTTAACAATAGAAGATGAAAAATTAAAGTGTTGGAATTGGTCTAATATGATGCCAGTTACAGTAAAATACAATTCATCAAAAAAAGAAATTGATATAACTCAAATAAATAATATTATTAAAAAATTAGAAAAATTTAAAGAAGAAGGTTCAACGACTAAATGGTTTTCGGGAGATTTATTAACTATAGATTTTACAAATTTAAAAATTAATATATCTTCATAAGATATAGTCTAATCTTAATCGAAAGATTAGGTAGAGGAAATGTACTGGAAATCCTCAAATTACATTTTTTAAGGTCGTCTATAGACGTCATACTAACTTTGCCATTGAAGCAATTGAGCAAACTTTCACCGGATCTGTTGATTTTGGACGAAAAGTTTCTTGCACTGTTTCAAGAAATGGTGATTTAATCCATAAAGTTTATCTTCAAGTTGACCTTCCAACTTTATCTACTACTGGTGGAACTGTTGCTTGGGATAAGATGGTTGGACATAATTTAATTGACACTGTTGTTATTGAAATTGGTGGACAAACCATTGATACTCATTATGGTGATTGGTTAAACATCTGGAATGAATTAACTCAAACTGCTGAAAAGGAAGCTGGATACAACACTATGATTGGTAACACTATTTCTTTAACTACTAAAACTTATAACAACGTTGATGACAGCACTACAGATAACACTTCTTCAACTCCAGCAGCTACTCTTTATATTCCACTTCAATTTTGGTTCTGTAGAAATCCTGGTCTAGCTCTTCCATTAATTGCTCTTCAATATCATGAAGTTAAATTTAACATTACATTCAGTGATATTGCTTCACTTTACACTTCTACTGGAGGAGCTCCTTCAGTTGGATCTGGATTTGATGCATCTCTTTATATTGATTATATTTATCTTGATACTGATGAACGTCGTCAATTTGCTCAAGTTCAACACGAATATCTTATTGAACAACTTCAATTTACTGGAGCTGAATCTGTTGCATCAGGATCAAGTTCTATTAAGAGCAAACTTGCATTGAACCATCCATGTAAGGAACTTGTTTGGGTTGTCCAAGATGATGCTAAGGAATTAGCTGATTATACTGGATCTGCTTCTGGTGGACACAGTGTTGTTGATGCTAAGCTTCAATTAAACGGTCAAGATCGTTTCTCTACTAGAGAAGGTGCTTACTTTAACCTTGTTCAACCATACCAACATCATACTCGTATCCCAGCTGTTGGTATTTATGTTTACTCATTTGCATTAAACCCTGAACAACATCAACCTTCTGGAACTGTCAATATGTCTCGTATTGATAATGCTACTCTTCAACTTACAACTAACGTTGGTGGTTCTTCTAAACTTCGTGTTTATGCTATCAACTATAACGTGTTTAATTTTTGGACACAAAAAGTAAATCGAGAAATTGATTTGCTAGTGGAATGTATTTGACTATGTCAAAAATATTTTGCGACACTTTCAAACTGCGGGAACCTCCTTAGAGCCTTCACTACTACTTTTATTTGGAAACATTTAAAAGGATCTCGGTTAATAGCCGAACCCGATAGTAAAAATGTGAAGGATTGGACAATCCGCATCCAAGCACCCTACCAAATAGTTTATAACTATTTGCGGGTGAAGGTTCAACGACTAAATGTTAGTGGGCGAATTCGTATGAATTTGCTTAAGATATAGTCTAGACCCTTTTAAATTCACCGAAAGGTGGGGTATTATCGAAGAATTATGGCTGGTATGGGCGGGTTAGCGTACTCGAACTAATTTTAATTACCAAAAACAGTAAAAAAAATGAATATTTTATATTTTATAATAAATAAAACATAAAATGAAGAACGATTACTCAACAGTTGAATACGAAGGAAAAAAATATATAGTTGCAGTTACTAATCAAAACGAACCATATGTATTTGATGACCAAGTTATTAAGAAATTACCTGATAAAATGTTTTATAAGAACAAAACTACAGGATACATATATTACGGTAATGTTTTATTGCATCATATAGTAAAACCATACAGTGGAACAAGCGTAGATCATCTTAACCAAATCAAAACTGATAACAGAGAAGTTAACTTACGATATGCTACTCAAAGTCAGCAAAATAAAAATCAAATGAAACGAAAGCGTAATGTAAAACTTCCTGAAGGATGTGGTATTAATCCAGATAATATACCAACATTTATTTGGTATATCAAGGACAATTGTAGTCATGGTGATAGATGGATGGTAGAGATTAAGGATAAATACAACTGGAAAACTACATCTTCAAAGGAGTATTCTACAAAGTTAAAATTTGAGCTTGCAAAAAAACATTTAAGAGAATTGACTCAAAAACAACCAGAATTATTTGTAGGACATTGTATTAATGGAGAACTTAATGAAAAAGCTGAAAAACTTAAAAAGGAATATATTGAAATTTTAAGGTTGTCAGGTTATGAATACGATGATAAAATAAAGTCATTTTGTATAAACGAGGATACAACAGGCTTAACTGAAAACGAAGTTGTTATTTTGTATAGGGATATTGATACAACAAAGGCCAAAAACTCACCTAATACTATAAATGACATTGTTCTTCCAAAATACTGTCAATATATTCGCGCAAATGATAAAAGAGGTGACGGATTTTGTATAGGGCGAAATCATCCTAAGCAAAATGGAAAAGATTGGAGTACATCTAGAAGTAAACGTGTAACAACTTCTGATAAATATAATCAAATGATTCAATATCTTGGAAATTTGAATAATAATTAAATAGTAATTAAAAAAATATACGATAAATAAAGTTATCGTATATTTTTTTAATTTTAAGATTATTAATATTATAAAAATTTAAGCGAACGAGTAATATTATTTCAAAAACAATTTAATAAAACTATAACAAAAGCATATTTAAGTAAATTAAGTAAAGAAAAAGAATGTTAAAAATATTTAATTATTTTATTTTATAATAATTAGATATGGGACAAAGAGTATACGTTTTATCTTTAAATGAATATTCTGATATATTAGGAATTTTTACAAATATACGCCAATGTAGAAAATTTATTGAAAAGTTAAAAGATACAAATGGAGAAATGCATATAAACGTTGGAAAAGGAGTACTATTATTGCATGAAATTAGATTAAACGAACCAGAAAAGGGAAGAACAAATATAACAAAATTATTAGATGAAAATATAAAAGAAAACAAATTAAAAGAAAACAAATTAAAAGAAAACAAATCGGAGAAATAAATTATCTTTTTATTTATTATAAATTTTATTTATTGTATAATATATATACAATAAATATACAATAAATGAAAAAAGCACTTTTAATAGGTATAAATTACATTGGGACAAGAAATGAATTAGGAGGATGTATAAATGATATAAACAATATTGGAAATTTTATAATAGAAAATTGTGATTATAAAGTAGAAAATATAACAAAATTAACTGATAAAACTGAAATAAAACCAACTTTAAAAAATATTATAGATTCTATTATTAATTTAACAAAAGACATTAAGGCAGGGGATACATTATTATTTTATTATTCTGGTCACGGAAGTCAAATAGATGACGATGATGATAAAACAAATGAATTAGATCAAGTGTTAGTTCCTCTTGATTATAAAGAAAATGGTTTTATAAATGACACATGGTTATTTGATAATTTAGCAAAAGTTTTACCAAAAGATGTTACGTTATGGTGTTTTACCGATTGTTGTCATAGTGGTACAATATTAAATTTAGAATATAATCTATTTTATAATAGACGAAAAAATAAACAAAAAACTGATTTATACAATGAAGATGATTGGGTAAATATGTATACATTTTATCTTACAAATAATAAAATAGAAACTGATGGAGATATTTTCATGTTTTCTGGATGTTTAGATGAACAAACATCTTCTGATTTAGGTGATAGAGGTGCTTTTACAAATGTTTTATTAGAAACATTGAGTAACTGTAAAAATAATCCTCGTAAAATAATAGATATATTAAAGGAAATAGATTGTAGATTAAATATAGATGGGCATTCTCAAATACCGCAGTTATCGATTGGTAATTTAGATGATATGCATAAAAATTTACTTTTATAGTAGTAAGTTGTCGCTAAAATATGAAAAAAAAATTAATACAATAATACAATAATATGATACAAGCATCAGATAAAAACATTGTATTAATTGATCATATTTGTAGAGCTATTAATAATGCTAGAGAAGGTATTTCAAAAATTGATCCAAATACAAAAGAAGGTAAAGAAATATTAGAATATAAAGGAATGACTGGTACAAATACTAGGCATTTATATAACAATATTATTTCTAATTTTGGAGAAACTTGTACAGATGTTCGTTATTTAGAAATAGGAACTTGGTATGGAAGTTCTAGTATTAGTGCTATTTATAAAAATAAAGTAGATGCATTGTTTATTGATAATTGGAGTCAATTTGGTGGAGACCCAAATATTTTTATGGAAATTTTAGAAAAATACGAAGGTGAATCCAATTTATATTTAATTGAAAATGATTGTTGGAAAGTAGATTTAAATGATTTAAATGATAAAAAATTTAATGTTTATTTATACGATGGTGGGCATTCTGAAAGTGATCATTATAAATCATTAGAATATTATTATCCTGTTTTAGAAGATCAATTTATCTTTATGGTAGATGATTGGTGTTGGTCTGATGTAAGAGATGGTACCATGAGAGCTATTCGTGATTTAAATTTAAAGATTGAATTTAGACATGAAGAATTTTTAGGTAACGATGATTTAAAAGGAATGCCAAATCATAAAGGAAAAGAAACTTGGTGGAATGGCTTTGCATGTTTTCTATTAAGTAAAACTAACTAAATTATCAAAGTAAATTTATTGATAATGTTTTTTTATCAATGTGAATACTAGTGTCATGTGATAATTGGATAAAATTAGAAATTGTCTTTTTATTTCTAGAAAATACACTATCTTTCCAAGATTGTAATGATTCAGTGTATATTGATTGTTCTAAATTAATTTCATTTTCATTTTTATATGATAATATATGATTATTTTTCAAATTATATATTTCTACTATTTTATCTGGTACAATAAGATGTAAATTATTATCAAGACCAAATGCTAATGCTCCAGACCAACTATTCTTAAAATAATCTGAATTCTCTGGTGGACAAAATAATAAATGATTAATATTTAAATAGTTTATTGCATGTCTAATAGCTTCTGTTTTTAATCTAAGTGCTGCAAATATAAAATTAGGATATTTTTTTATTAAATCATTTAAATAATCTGAAATTTCTGGTACAAAAGCAATAATTATAAATTTTTCTGTACCTAATAATTTTTCTATTAATTTAATATCTTTATTATTTTCTAAAAAATAACCAATTGTCATAATAATTTTTAAATTATTTTTTGTACTGATATCTTTTAATTGTAACAAAAAGTGATCTATTTTACTATCCTTCATTAACAGTTTAATATTATTCGTCTTATTAATAACTGGTAACATGTAATTGTTACTTAATAAAGGAGTTAACGAGAAATAATTCATATTCAACATTTTAAAAGAACTTGTATGATTTTCACTATGAGCAATAAAAATAAGTTTTTCTTTATAATTTTCAAATAATTTTAAATGAAAAATATTATCATATGAAATAATAAATGTTTTTTCTAATTCTGCAGATACTAAATCTGGTATAAAATGATTAAATTCTTTTACTATTAAATTTTTATATTTTTTTAGAAATAGATCTTTATTATTATATCTATCAGAGTTATTATAAAGTAATAATTGTCTATCTGGATAAATAAAACTACATAATTCAAATAAAAAATCTAATACTTCAGAATGAAAATCTTCTTGTACAAATCCAATTGGTTTAAGTATTTTTGGTTGAAGTATTTCTGACATTCTTTATTTTATCTAATATTTATATTTTTAAATAAGTTTTTAAGAAACATAAACACCACTTGTCAAAAGAATCCATGTACCTAATCCTCCATTACCTTGAGCATCAAATAATAATTTAGCTGTCTGTCCTTGACGTTTAAATACAATTCTTGTAGGAATAGCATTCGAGTCAAGAGGATTAGGAGCAATTAATTTATTTGGTCCAAAATAAACTGTATGTGAAGATCCAAGACCTATTGAACTACAAACCAACATTTTAAAAGTTCCATCTGGTATATTTGCAGTATTGGATGGCATTGTTCCAGAACTTGTTGTATAACTAGGGCCAGATACACTAAATAAAGAAACAACATAAGCTACACTCGGATTTCTAGTGGTTAAACCAGATGATGATAAAGTATAACGTTCAAATGTATATGCTAAAGAAGATGTTAATGTAACATTTTGTAAAGAAGCACTTACAGTATTACTTAAAGTAGAAAATCTTGCAGTTTGAGCTGTATTTGCTCCTATTGGTGTTCCATTAATACTTCCACCTAAAATTTGAAAATTATTACCACTTATTTGATTTGAACCTGCTGAAACTGGTCCTTCTAATCTAAACCCACTCATAAATGATGTAAAAACTTTATTTACTTCAATATCACTAAAACTTCCTGAAACAATATTATTAGCAATAGTTGCATTATTATAGAATGCCCATCTATTGGTGTTGTTTTTAAAACCAAAGAAACCAGTTTTATAACCAGCACTACCAGCTGTAACACTACTACTATTCCAATAATTAATTTGAATACCAACATCTTTACCTTGAGGTGTCATTAAATTACTTTTAACTGTACCTACTGATCCACCTGTAGTTGTAATGGATGTACCGTAATTAATAAAGAATGATGTAGGAGAAAGTATACCACTTACACTATATACTCCATCTACAGAAGGAACGCTATTTGAATTACTAACAGTTATAGAATCTCCTATTGTATAATTTGTAGGTAAAGATGTTGTAATTTTTATAAAATTACTTTCTGAAACACTATAATTTTCAACTGATGTAATATTAAGAATTTGTGATGTTCCCAATGGTAAAATATAACGATTAAGATCAAAATCTGTATTTACAGCAGCTGTTATCGTACCTGTAACATTGACATTTCCACTTATATTAAAACTAGTACTATTAATATTAATACCACTATATCCATTTATAATTAGTTGTTGACCATCACTATATAAACTGTTTTTTGTTGAATTAACACCAAAATTTAAATAATTATTAGTTGGTATATTAATAGATCCAAATGACGTATTTGGTTGTAAATTAATATTACCAGATGAATTGTTAATTACAAATGTTCCAGTTGTATTTTGTACAATATAATTACCAGATGATTTATTACCAAAGTTTAAAGGTACATTTTGTGGTAGATTAATTGAACTATTACCATTTGTTGATAATAAAAAATTTACATTTCCAGAACTTGCGTTTATGTTCAAATTCCCATATGTATCTGCAGAAATACTATTATTACTTGAACCAAAATTTAATAATGAATTGTAAAGCATATTTACATTACCAGAACTCAAGTTGATACTATTATTGCTAGTAATATTTAAAGGAAAAGAGTCTTTACTTGAAATTGTATTTGTATTTGATAAAATACCATTTTGCAAATCAATATTTGTTAATAATGCATTTCCAAATTGTACATTTCCATAACTACCATTAAAAACTTCGTCGTTATTAATACCATTTTGTATAAAAACAAATCTTTCCAATGAATTCTTGTATCCAAAAAATCCAGTTCTAGAACCAGTTATAGAATTGTCATTATTCCATTTAAACTCGATACCTCTATCTTTTCCATCATTTAATAAAGGACCAGTTACACCACCAATTGATAATATAGGATCTTTTATATTAGTTACTGTACTATATACATTTGAAGTAGTTCCATTAATTTGAACATTTGAATTTAAAACAACAGTTCCAGAGCCACCCATAGCTGTAATAATAAATGATCCATTAGAATCTGCAGATATACTATTATTTGTAGTACCAAATGAAAGTGGTGTATTATAAGGTATTTGAACTTTACTACTTCCAGATAATAATATATTTTGCGTACTTACATTAACCGTTCCGTTACATCCAAGAATCGTATTTAAATTAGCAATTGTACCACAATTCATATCAATTTCACCTGGTTCCGATCCAGAAAAAAAGATGCCTTTTTGTAAATAAACATTATTAAATTGAGCACTACCTAATGTACCAGATACAATTTCATTTACATTAATAGAATCTGAATAATAAGTAAAGAGATTTGTATTATTTTTTCTTCCAAACCAACCTTGTTTTAAAGAATTTAGAAAATAATTGTATTCTATACCTCTATCTAAATTGTCATTGGCTACTAAATTATAATTTGCAAGTGTTAAAATAGGATCTTTTATTTTTACATCCTGGGAATTTAATAATACACTATTACTAGATACAATAAATGATCCTGAACTTATATTTGTTGATATATTTTTTACAGATAAAGACCCAGATACATTATTAATAATAGTATTTATTGATGATAAATATGTATCGCCAATGTTATTATTTATATTTAAATTACTACCAATATCTGATAGGATATATCTAGAATTATCTGAACTAAAATAAAGTGTTGTTCCAGTTGAAATCCGAATAGTAGATGCTGCATTTAAATTGATCGTATCGACGTTTTTTATATCAATTGTATTTAAAGTATTTCCGTTAATAACTAAATTTCCAATTGTATCTGCACGAATAGAATTACTTGTACCGGAAATACCAAATACGATTCTAGAACCTTGTAAAAGTCTCGTATTACCAGTTGTTGTAAAAAGATTGATATCACCTGTATTTGATTGCAATGATATATTTCCTAAAATACTTGTTATATTAACATTACCATTGACAGTTTCATTCACATTTCCTGAAATGGTTTGATTTAAATTACCAGATGCATTTTGATTAATATTTGACAAAGATGTTTCATTAATAGAATTTCTTGAATAAATATAAATACCAGTTGTATTTCCATAAATAACTTCAGAATCATTTCCAAATTGTAAACTACTTGATGTAACACCAGATATATTTTGTGGTATAATGATATTTCCAGAAGTTGCATTTAAATAAATAGATTTACTACCATCAATGTATAAATTTCCAAAAGTATTTGAATAAATACTTCTAGACCCTATACTTGATCCATCAAATGAAAGTTTTGTTTCAATAGGTATAAAAATAGATCCTTTACTTTGTGTAAAAATACCAATATTTTGATGAGACGTTATATTTATATTGCCATTTGATTTTTCTATAATAGAACTTCCATTTGTACCTATATTAATAGGTATATTATTAGGTATATTTATATTACTTGTAGCGCTTAATATTATAGAACCTGCACTTAAATTAAAACTATTTAATGCAATTACATTTAAATAATTTCCACATCCAGTTATTTTATTTGTATTTATTAATTCTCCGCAATTTAAATTAAAACTACCACCTGAATTTATTGATATATTTGTTGCATTAAGATTACCAATTTCTAATTCTCCTGGTGTTCCTGATATAGTTTCATTTACATTTGTTGAATCTGGTATAAATGTAAATTTATTAGATGATACTTTATAACCAAACCAACCGGTTTTCATAGAACCTGACGAAGAAAGATATCTATATTCGATACCTCTATCTTTTAAATCGTTAGTTCCAAGAGTATAATCACCTATTGTTAAAACAGGATCGTAAAATCTTGTATTTGTTGAATTAATCTGTGTGATATTACTCGAAAAAATAAATTTATTTGCAGCTATAAAATTCATATCTGTTCCATCATATACAATTTTATTGCCTGTTGTTATAAATGGAGAAGATGTAAAATCAATAGCTGTAGATTGAGGAATTTGTATATTAGATACACTAAAAGATGTATTTCCTAAACTTTTTATTAATAAATTACCGTTATCACCAGAAATAGAATTTGATGTAGTTCCAAAACTAAGTCTTGTATCAGTAGGTATTTTAACAAAAGATTTCGTATTCAAGATAATATTATTCGATGCAACTTTTGTTAAAGAACCTTTTGTAATATCGTTTAATAAAGAACTAGTATAATTTAATGAAAAACTATTGTCTGAAAATATATTATCAACAATATATGATGTATTGTCTAAACTACCTGTACTAGATAAAATAATAGAATCACCTACGTTAAGATTATGATTAGTAAATGTACCTATTTGCATAGATGAAGTTGTAACATTTATTCGTGAAATATTTATAGCATTTAATGTTTCTGTATTTAATTCTATATCTCCATTAATAGTAGTATATGATTGTTTGTCAAAAGTAGAAACTAAATGAGATCCTTTTGAAGAATTGATTATAAAATCTTCTTTAATATTAAAAAGAACTCCTCCATCTGATATTTTACTATAAAAACTACCAAATGTACTATTCATATTAATAGGTCCGTAAAAATTTAAGGATCCTACTCCATTTGGATACATATTTATACCACCATTTAAATTTATAGCTGTTATATCATTTCTACATATTTCAATATTATCTAAATAAGAACATCCATTAACTTTTAAATCACCATTATTAATAGAAAATATAGATGTGTCTGGATCCCAGTTTACATACGAATCGTATATATTACTTAAAAAATTAACATTTTGATATGATTTTAAATTTGTAAAATTACCAACATTTGGAGAATCGACACCAATAACTGTATTTGAAATCTGTGAATCTCTTATAATAACATTTTCAAATATACCATCTTGAAAAAGACCAGCTATATTAATATTTTCTAATTGTAAATTTGAAACAACTAATGTATCGAAATTACCATAATTAGATGTAACCACTTGACCTTTTAAAGGCTTTCTAGATGGTTTCATCCCATATTGATTACTCATTTTATACTCTAGATATTATAAATAAAAATAAAATAGATTCTAAACAAATGATCTATAGTTGATATTCTATATTCTATATTTGGTATTTTGTATTTTAAATTATAAAAATATTTTTTTTAGTGCTTTCTTTTTTAGTAATTTCTTTTTTAATAATCTCAATGTCAGTATTGTAACCACTTTCAATTTTAGTTTTCCATTTTTCTTGTGCGTAAAGTATTGCATTTTGATAATGACCTGTATCTTTATCAATATATATATTTTTCGTACATTCTACTTTTGTACCATTTAAATAACAATATGAATATGTTATTAAAGAATAATTTATCTTGTCAACAACACAAATATTACATTCTTTGATTCTATTATTTTGACCGATTCCATATAGAGTATTATATATATAAGACATTACTCTTTTTATATAAAATATTAAAATTCATTTTTTGATTTAAAATTAATGATATTATAAGATTAGTAATGTCTAATATTTTTAACCTAAAAAAATATGATAAGGAATATATGATGAAAAATCACAATACTATTTTAAAATTAGTAAACGAGTATGTTTCTAAAATTATTCAATCAGATAAAGATGCACAAACGTATCGTATAAGAGCAATAGAATTATTAGAAAATTTTGTAAATTGTTTAGAAGTGACTGATTATTTGTTAATTGATAGTGATCCAAAAATATCAAGAAATATTTATATAGAAAGTTATTTTACACTTGGTACTTTATATAAAAATTATGCAGAAAAAGAAATAAAAGATCAAATCACATTATTAAAAACAAGTACTCATAGAAGAAAAGATGGGGATATTCTATTATCTCCTACAAACGAATCTATTTTTTCCAAGGCATTAAGTAGTTTTCAAAAAATTTTACATGTATCTTTCGATGACGAATTTGCTTTAAAACAAATTATAAGTATATATACACAATTGTGTATGTTTTGTCAAGATAATTTAATGAAATGTTTACAATATTTAGAAGAGGCTTTATTATATGCTCCTGAAAATGAAACAATACATTACAATTTAGGATATATTTATCAAAGACTTAATAGAATAGAATTGTCATTAATACATTATAAAATAAGTATTAAAATAGTAAATGTGGATACAAATAATACAAATAATATAATTGATGAAAATAAAAAATTACTAGTTAATAGTTACAATGGTATTTCGTGTATTTTTCGTTCATTAAAAAAGTGGCCAGAAGCATTATTTTATTTACAAAAAGCTGAAAAAATAGATCCATTAAATCCAGATGTTAATAATCAATTAGGTGTTGTTTATACTGAAATGCGTCGTACAGATTTGGCAGAAGTTGCTTATTTAAAAGCTATAAAATATTACAAGAATTCATTTATATCAAGTGATTCAACGTTTTTATTAGCTGAAATGTATTTAAATTATGGTCATATGCATTCTTATAATGGGGATAATTCAAAATCGGTCGATTATTATAATAAATCTATTCAGGTTTGTCCTACATTTACATTACCGTTTCAAAATAAACTAATGAATCTAAGTTATTTATTTGATCAATTTGAAGATAAAATGTACATTTACAATCAGCATAAACTTGTAAACAAACTATACAAGAAAAATCAGAATAAATACTCTTTTGATAATAAATTTTATAGTACACCTAAAATTAATATAGGTATTATTTCTGGAGATTTTGTTGATCATCCTGTTAGTTTTTTTATTAGTACTTTTTTGAAAAAATTTGACAGTAATGTATTTAATGTAACTTGTTATTCTGAATGTATTATTAATACATCTATTTTTAATGAAAACTTGAAATTTAAAACTATAAAAAACATGTCAGCTGAAAGTGCATCAAGAATGATTTATAATGATAATATACATATTTTATTTGATTTAGCTGGACATACTGCATTTAATAGACTAGATATTTTTGCAATGAAACCAAGTCCTATACAAATTACTTATATTGGTTATCCGTATTCAACTGGGGTTGATGAAATGGATTATCGTATTACAGATAATATTTGTGATGGAGATTTTAGTATTTCACAAAAATTTTATACTGAAAAGTTAATAGCATTAAAAAATTGTTTTTTATGTTATGATCCTCTTAATACTGTTATACGAGATTCTGAATTAATTTCTAACAAGGTAAAGGTACCTGACAATAAAGAAATTGTTATTGGATGTTTTAATCGTGTTAATAAAATAACAGATTCTGTTATAAAAATGTATAATAATATTTTGTTAAAAGTTCCAAAAACCAGAATTGTTTTTAAAACAAAAGCTTTGATTAATAAAAAAATTCAAACTAATTTTATTAATAAATTTGATAAAAGTGTGCGTTCAAGAATTACAATTTTAGATTGTACTATATCACATCGTGATCATTTGTTATCGTATAACAATATAGATATAGCATTAGATACTTTTCCATATTCTGGTACAACAACAACTTGTGAGGCGTTATATATGGGTGTTCCTGTATTTTCTTTATATGATTCTACTTATTATTTTCATGCTCAAAATGTATCATGTAGTATTTTAAAGAATAGTGATTTAGACTTTTATGTAGTAGAAAATGAAGAAGAATTGATTAGTAAATTAATTATGTTAAATGAAAAAGATACATCTTTTTGGAAAGATTTAAAGATAGATACAAGAAGTAAATTTAAAAATGGTAAAGTATGTGATCAAGAAGAATATATAAAAAATTTAAAAGAATTATTAGTAGAATTATATTCCGAGAATAAAAGGATCGTCAGTTAAAATAGGTTGGTCATTTTCGATATATCCAACTTTTTGAAAATTATTTATATCATAAAGAAATTCGTTATCTTTATAATAAAAAGTATCTTCTATAAAAATTTTTTCTAAATTTTTCAAATCTTTTTCTAATTTATCATCCTTTTTTATTTCTTTATGTTCGTCTATAATATAAATATGATTTTCGACATGCGTTTTTTGATTAAAATGTAAATAAAAATGTATTTTACAATAATTACTATTAGATTGTGGTTTTCTGCAACATTTATTACCGTTTTTAGAAATACCCATACAAATAGGTATTTCTTCTTTACTATTAAATAAAAAATGATTTATAAAAGTATCCATTTCAACAGATTCGGATGTATTTTTATAACAAATATCATATTCTGTAAAAACTTTTTGAATAATTTCTTTAATATCTTTTTTATATGCTTTTTCTAAAGTATTTTGTAAATTTTCAAAGCGTTTTGAAATCTTTTGTAATTCCATTGTACTTTTTTAATTTTTACAAAAATATTTTGATTTTTTATTTAAGTAAATCTTTTTTTAATATATATATCTATATATTTTTTATTGAGTAATTATAAATGTGGTATTTATCAGACTCTAAAATTCATGGTGTTGGTGTATATGCAAAGGAATATATAAGAAAAAATCAAGTAATAGATTTAGCTATAGATGGGAATAAAAAAATTACTCTTTTTGGTTCTAAACTAAATCATTCATGGAATCCGAATGCTAATTTATACAAAATAAATGATATGTATTATATAGTTGCAGAAATGGCAATTCAGCCATTTACAGAAATTACTGCTAATTATACGAATACACCTGATTTTATAAAAAAACCAAAATTAGATTGGAAATAAGCAAAATATGTTAATAAAGTAACAACATTTCACTAAATAAGCAAAATATGTTAATAAAGTAACAACATTTCGCTCATTGCATCAATATGACTATTTTTTTCTATTAAAACTTTTTTAACTTTTGATAATGGAATAGAAATATCAACGCGCGATCCTAATAATATAATACCTAATTGTTCGCCTGGATTTAAAATACTCTGTGTATTTTTTATAAATACTACAATTCTTCTTGTAAGAATACCAGTTATTTGAGTGATATTATAAATAATATCTAATTCTTTATTATATAATGTATGAATAATTTTTTCATTGTTAATAGAATGTTCTTTATATGCTGGTAAAAATAGACCATTTTTTTTAATAGAAGAAACAAGTGTAGATTTTATAGGTATATATTGTGTATGATTATCAAATAAATTTAAAAACAAAGAGATATTTAAATTTTCATTATCAATAGAAATATCTTTAACATATCCTGCACTCGGAGAATAAAAGATTTTTGAATTTATTTCTTTTAATTTTTTATTTGGAGTTCTCAAAAAATATAATATAAATAAAAAAGATAAAATTGAAAGGTATACCGTTTTAAAAACTATGTATAAAATACATGGTATAATAATTAAATGTATATCTATATACGCATACATATACTTGTTATACTCTAATAAAAAATAAAAATGCTTTATAGATGTTTTTTTATTAAATATTTTTATTAATAAAATTATTTTGTTTTTATATTATAATGCTTTTATCAAAGTTATTGGTATATTTTTTATGTATAGCCCTTATTGCATTTATTTACGTATATAAAATACCAATCTTGTGCTCTGAATGCGAAAAACCAACCGGATTTGCAGCTGATATTTTTAGATGTGTACTAGATGAACAACATTTGTGCAATGTTTCTCACGAAATAAATAATATTAAAGATCGTGCTATTGAATTTACAAAATGGTTAGGAGATATAATTATAACAGATTTACCAGCAGCATTGCGAGATGAATTAAAGAAAATATATGATTTCTTTGAACCTATTAAAACTGCTATAAAATCTGCATTGACCAAAATGTACGATGCTTTTTCAACTATTAAAAAGGAAATTGTAGATAAAATTTTTACAATTTTTACAGATTTAAAAGATAATTTTATTACAATGTTTACAGAAATAGGAAATGGGATTAAAAATTATACCATGCTAATATATCAGAGTATAGATAATCTTCGTGCAAATATAGTAACAAAAATAACAACAGTTTTTGATGATGTACAAACAAAAATTAAAGAAGAAATTATAGATAAAATAAATAATAAGGTTATACAACCAGTAAAGGTTGCATTTGAAAAAATGGGAACTTTTTTTAGTAGTTTAATTGCAAAAATCATATCACCATTTAAAACAGTATTTGATTCAATATCAGGTGCATGTGTACCAGCACTAAAAATTATCGACGGTGTAACAATATTTGATGATATAAATATAGATTGGGCAAAAATTAAGATCCCAGGATTAAAAATTCCTAAAATTGAAATACCAAAATTTTGCCCATTTACCGTGATTGGTACAGCATGGGAAGCTTTAAATACAACTATAGAAAAATCATTTGATGCTATTTTAAGTCCTGTGACTACTGCCTTTGATGCACTTACAAAAGCTTTTGGTGAACTAGAAACTACAATTACAAATGGTATAAATACAGTTAAAACCTTTATCAACGAAAAATATACAGAAATAAAAACATATATAACTACTGCTTTTGAACCAATAAAACAATTCTTTAAAGATCTTGGTACAACAATATCAACTAAATTAGATGAGGCTTATACTTTTATAAAAGAAAAATTAGAAAAAATAAAAGATGGTATAACAAGTTTCATAAAAACAACTTTTAGAAAATTATTAAATATTATTCAAACTATAATTAACCCAATTATAAATGCATTTTTACTTGCATTTGATGCTTTCAAGAATATTTACAAATCATTTATTAATTTATTAAAGGATTTATATAATGAAGTAGAAAAGCAAGTAACTATAATGTATAGATTTGTAGCTGATAGAATATTTTATACTTTATATATAGGTTATATAAATTTTATAAATACTGTATTATTTGCACTTCCTATTTCAAAAACAATGAAAATAAATTTAGTTAATATGGTATTACTTGTAGGTCTTATGGGTGTAGTTGTGTATTATTATAATATAATTGGAAATGCTGTAGCAACTGCTTTGAATGGTGGATTAACTATAATAGGTGATGTATATGGTATTGTTGAAGCAACGTTATTACCAATTTTACAAACTATAGGTGATATAACCTATAGTATACTTGGTAATTTACCAACAATGACATTTGCTATGGATACCCTTTCATTTATTTCTCCTGTAACAGTCATACAAAATATTTTACAACAATTACTTGATGTTTCTGAAGTTGCAATTGGTACAGTTAAGGAGGTTATTTTAACACCTTATCTTATTGTAGTATTTGTATTTGTTTTAGTTATAGGAATATTAATGGCAATATATAAATATATGGATAGTGAATCAGTAATGATTACATTAATAGAAAAAATATTACCACTTCCTACAAAACCAACAATGCAAGAATTAAATACTAATAATATTACAAAAATTAATAATAATATTGAAAAATCCGCAAAAATACCTGTAATAAATCAAACATCAGAAACAAAAGCATCTGGAGCAATTGATGAATTTACTGCAAAAATGAAAATTTTTAAACAAAGAGTTAAACTAATAGAAGAAGTTCGTAAAGAATTTGAATATAATCCAGAAACTCCAAAGAAAGAGTTAGAAGTAAATTTAGACAATATGAAAAAAAGATTAGATGAAAAAATAAATGAAATAGAAAATAAAAAAGTAAACGAAAAATAAATATAAACATAAAATTAACATTTTTAAATTAACAAGTAATTTAAAAAATATAAAAAAAATTAAGGACGTGTAAAAGGAGTTTTAGCAAAGATGTAATCGTGTACACTATAGTTAATTGAATCTTGAGAGCATGATTTATTTTTTTTGTCAATTGGATTATCTAGTAAATCGTCGAATTTTTCTATTTTTACCATGTAAGAGTTGCCATTCATTAAATAATACAATCCAAATAGAACAATTATTAGTATAATTAAATGAGTAATATTGATTTCTTTATTCATTTACTATATACTTTTAAAAAAAATATTTATAAAATCTATTATAATATATTATTTATAAAATCTATTATTTATTATTATTTATAAAATACGAATATTTTATTTATTTATATATTTTATAAAACATGAATAAAAAGAAAAGTGCGAAAAGATCAAAAGTTAGAATTTACGTAAAATCTGGAAAATTAGAAGGATATAGTATAAACGATTCTATGAAAAAAAGACGTTCTATTTTAAAAAAACTATCGAAAAAATCGCCTTATGCAACTATTATAAAAAGATTAAATGTATTAGCTATTTATAATAAAAATCGTTATCCAGAAACAACAAAAAAAATACAATCTGACATGTCTTATTTACGCAAAAATAATTCTATGAAAAAAGGTTCTATGAAAAAGCCTTCTATGAAAAAGAGTTCTATGAAAAAGCCTTCTATGAAAAAGCGTTCTATGAAAAAGAGTTCTATGAAAAAGAGTTCTATGAAAAAGAGTTCTATGAAAAAGCGTTCTATGAAAAAGAGTTCTATGAAAAAAGGTGGTGTAGTATGTCCATGTCCTAGAATAAATAGGTGTATGAGAAATAGGTGTATGAGAAATAGGTATAGAGGTCCTGGTAGTATGTGGTGATTTATTGTAAAATTGTATTATTTAATTCTTTAAATATTATTTTTTTGTCTGTTTTGGAAGAAGATGATTTAATTTTATTTTCTATATAATCAATAATGTCATTTAATCTAAAAAAATTAGTTTCTTTTTTAATTGCATTAAGAGTATGTTGAGTTAATAGTTCTTTTTTATCTAATAAAACGAGTAATTCTTTATATTTATGTATTTCTGAATATAAAAATATAGTTTTCATCTTTTTTTTCATTTTTAGACCTAATGGAAAGTAATAATTGCTATCTATGTCTATATCATCTAAATTGAAATCGTTTGATTTAATAGAATAAAGAGTAATAATTTTATGATATTTATTATCTGTAAAAAAAATAGAATAATTATTATCAGAAAGTAATAGAATATCTATTCCTAAAGATTTTGATATAATATATAAAGAAGTTTCATCTGGTTGAAAAAAGAATTCTTTACCCTTTATTATTTTTATAAAGTCTTTTTTATTTGTTATAACATATGGATCCCAATTACCTATATTTATAGAATTTTTATATTTTAATCTATACTCTTTTATTATTTGTGAAAATTCTAAAATACTTAATTTATTTATATATTTAGATATATATTTACATAATGTATTTTTAGATGTTCTAAAACCACTATTTGATAAAGCACTTTCTATAGAAATAGTACAACAATCAGTTTTTATAAAAAATTTATCCGATACTATTTTTTCTCTCCAATCTTCTGATAAAGATTCCCATTCATATGATATTTTATTTTTTTCTTTTTCTATAATATTTATTTCTTTATCTATATTTTCATAAATTTCTTCATCTATTTCTTCATAAATTTCTTCATCTAAATTTTCATCTAAATTTTCATCTAAATTTTCATCTAAATTTTCATTTAAATTTTCATTTAAATTTTCATTTAATGATTCAATTGTATTTGTAAAAATAGATGTATTATTCATTAATAGTATATTATAAAAAAAAATCGTTAAAAAATTGTTAAATAAAACTCTTTTAAATCATTTGATTTTGAGATCTTTTTTAAAGATCTTCTTCTATTTCGTCTATTATATCTCCTCTGTTGCTATATTTTATTTTAACATTGAAGCCATAATTCATACATCCATCTATAATTTGTTCTTTTTCGTTTCCAAATTTAATTTTCATTGCACGTCTAAGATCTTTAATTTCTGGTATTCTAGTATTAGGATAATTGTTAGACCACCAACTAGAAAAGTGACTATAAATGGCTTTATTTGATTCAAATGAATTATTACTTTCTTCAAGTGATTGATCAAAGAATTCGTTAAATTTATCATTGTCAACTTTATATTTTGCAGTAGCTTTTGTTACTTCATCTGGTTCATTTATACCTTCTTCGAGGAATTTATTGTACCAATGTATAAGAATACTCATGAAATAAGGTCTCCATGATTTTATTTTATATTTAATAGTTGGATCAATTCTAAATTCATTTGGTTTTACAGGATTATCACAAAATCTCGACTTGAATTCTACAACTCTGATTCTTCGCCACGTTCCACCGTCAACAGAACTTACAGAAGGAAGATCATTACAACACATAATCATGGTACCTTGAAGTTTAAATGTGATTGGGGCTTTAAATAATTCTCTCGCAATAATAGTATCTCCTCCTGTATATTGTTTTAATATACCTGTACGTAATTTATCATCGTGTTCTGGTTCTTGAAATGTAAAGATTCTTTTTCCACGAAGTCTAACAACATCAGGAGAAGCATTTCCAGAACCTGCTCTTTTATTTGTAAGAAGGGAAACATCAACTGAAGTAATGTATTCTCCAAGAGTATTTTCTAAAAAGTTTACCAAAGTGGATTTACCGTTTGCTCCAGATAATCCTGTCCAAATATAAAATCTTTCATCTGGTGCTCCAACTAATGATTTTCCTAATACTTTTAGTGTATATTCCAATACTTTTCTATTTGGAATTATTTGTTTTAAAAATGCATAAATATCTTGTACTTGTTGGCAATTAGCATCATAATCTATGTAATCATATCCTGTAGAAAAAGTAATACAGTCTGATTGAATTCCCTCTCTAAATGCTCCTTTATCAAAATCATATACACCATTACGAAATCCTACAAGATTCGGAATAGAATCTAAATTAATATAAAAATCAGGATCATGTGTTTTAAAGAGATATACTAATTGTGAAATAATATTATTTTTAAAAGAAACATTTTCTAATTTTGTAATAATGTTATCCACCATTTGATTTCGCATATTTGCATCTAGTCTTTCTGTATTTACTAAAAAGTCTTGTAAATTTTTAGATTGCATTGATGTGTCGCTAACTTTAATTGAACGATAATATTTAGGAAGATCTTCTGAAATAATAATATTCATAAGATGACTTTTCTTCCATCTTACTCCTTCAAATTCGTACCATTCTGTATTTTTAATATCATCTACTCTAAAACGATTTTTATAAATATGAAAAATCGCTTTTGCAATTTGATAATGTGAACCACTTAAACTTGCTTCTAAATGTTCTTTAATATCTTCAGTTACATTAATTTCAGAATGCCAGTATTTTGTAGTCATACTAAGAAAAGTATTTGGATAATTTTTTGAAAATGATTCTGGTAAAGAGATACCGTTATCAGGAAATTGTCTACGAAGACATTCGGAATCTCTACATCTAATAAAAATCTTTGATTGATTGATTTCAAAATAAATTGGACTTGATTCTCTTGCATGTTCTCTCATCTTAAATGGGCAATATTTGCCATTAATAGAAATATAATAACAAAACATACCTAATTTATTTTGTTTTGCGTATATTTTTTGGATAGTAGTATCAAAATTTTGAATACATTCATTTTCTGTTTTTAATGATTTTAAAAGATGATTTAATTCCAAGTTAATTTTATCATTATCGATACCTTTAATAGTATTTTTATTTGTTTCATTGTTTTTAATTAATTCCTTTGTCTTTTCTGATTCTTTTAATTTGGATAATTCTATAATAGTTTTTCTTCTAACAGTTGTTTGTAAAAATTCTTCAAATGTTGTATTTTCTAATTCCTTAAATTCTTTATTGTCAATATTGTAAATTTTATAAACTTGTTCAAAGGATTCTTTTACTGATTTATTATATTTTTTAGAACCAAGTAAACGTAATCCAGTTCTATAAACGGATGTATCAATACAGTTAATAGAAATAGTTTTCAAGATTTCATTTGTAATTGTTTTAGCAATAGCGCTATTTACAATAATATTGTAAAAATTAATATGATAGTTATCATTTCTTTTTGATACAACATATTCTGTTTTTGGATTTACAAATAAAGATTCCAATACAGTTTTAGTTTTAATAATAATTTCTTTAACATCATCGTCAACTATTTTTTTTAAATTATTCGATTCATTTTTCGGGATTTCTAAATCTAAAAAATAAGCAAAGTTTGTATTATAAACTTTTTCAATCAAATAAAGGTCATTTCTTTTTTCTTTATTGGTCATTTCTTGGTAATAACGTTTATAAAAAACGTCAGCGTAATTGTCTGGGATATTATATTTCCCATTTTTAAAAGATAAGTGTGTTTGTTCATTTTCTGTATTTTTAGAAAATTGTAATATGTATTTTGAGAATGGTAGACTCATTTCTTTGTGATATTTAATTTATTTAAAAGTTATTTCAATTTTTTTATTAGCTCTAATAGTCCAATTGTAAAATTTATTTTATACATTGTATATTATATGACTAGTCTTTTAATTTTAATTAAAGATAATATTAACAATACATACTCTTTATATGATAATAAACACGAATTTGGATTTAAGAATTGTATTGATTTTTTAAAAAAAGAAACGTCTTTAGAATTTAAAAATGTTATAATAGAAGATAAATTATGTGAACTTTTTATTGAAAAAAAAAATATACAAAAGGGTTGGGTGTGGAATACAGATATAATTGATACTATAAAAATTTATACATTATCTTTTATATCTATAAAAAATAATAATTCTACTAAAGAGTCTTTTACACAAACAGAAACAATTGAAATGGTAGATAAAGAGATTCAAAATCCTAATCATATTTTTACAAAAAATTCTGCTAATCAAACAAATGAATCATCTATAGCATTACCATATAATCCAATTAATTATTTTAAATATGAAATTAATGAACAATTTAGTTCAACGTGTAATAAAATAACAAATAATTTTACAACACAAATACCCACGTCATTTATACAAGACCAAGGAGACCAAGGAGACCAAGGAGACCAAGGAGACCAAGGAGACCAAGGAGACCAAGGAGACCAAGG